TTAACGTATATTGAAGAGTATCAAAGTATTGAATTTTACTAACAGTATCTTTATCCTTCTGCTTTGTCTTTTTGAGTTTAAGCATTTCATTACGAGCATAAACTCGCTCATCGTAAATACTATTAATCAGATTCGGACAAACACCTTTAAACTTTTGAGAGTATAGAACACCAGCCTTTGATAGAGCCACGTTTTCATCAGTCAAGAACTTCTTTAGTTTAGCAGTAGTCACTTTAAACATTCCACCAGACTCAAGTTTAATTTCAACTTCTTTATCATACTCAGGGTCTCCAGTAACAATTTTACCCAGCTTGGTTTCAGACCCAATGTTAAGAGTGATAATAGTATTAGGGTATAGAGAGTTAACGTCAAAGGATACAATAGCTTCTTTTAACCCCCTTTCAGGTTCTCTTACATACCCACCTTCTAAAGACTCTCGGGTGGTTTCGTTTTTAAAGGTGGGGATAACGTAACCCTGCTTTTGTGCCTGAAGCGTCATAGCCCCGGTTACGATGGATACCTTTCCTAGAGCTCTTTCAAAATTAGTACAACCTTTGTAAGACAGCAGACGAATAATTTTTAGATAGTTTAGTTTCTCTTCTAACTTACGAAGTAGATCGACGTCTTGAATATTATAATCTACAAAGTTTTCCCAGTCTGTTTCAGATAGAGAAGAGAGATTTGTAGCATTAATAGCAAGTTTACCTTCACCAAGCTCGTATTCACAAATATAGTTAAGTGAAAAGGATTCTCTATCACCTTTAGAGTATGTCTTATAAATTTCCATGTAGTCCAAACAGCTAACACCAGAAATATACCACCTGCCCATTTCTTTACCAAACTTAGCAAAGTTCTCTCTATAATGCACCTGACCTACTGGAGAGAGCTGTTTAATAAAGTCTTCTCCGAGTAAGTTCTTAGCACGATTAATAATATAAGGTATATCAAACTGCTCGGTATTCCAGCCTGTCAAGATATCAGGAGGGTCTTTCTTCCAAAAATTAACAAATCTTTCAAATAGCTCTCCTTCTGTCTTACAACAATAATACGTAACGTTGTTAAGCTTAGGCTTGTAATCTTCTCTTAGCCCCCAGGTATGTATTTTACCGCTAAGTGTATCTAGTACAGTTATAAGATTGACAGGGTCTTTGGCGTACTTCGGTATAGGGAAAGCTCCCGGAGAGTAGGTCTCTATATCAATAAAGAATACCTTAAGAGGGAACTGACTAAATTCAGGTTTGTGTACATCTTCCTTAAACTGATCAACCAAGAATTGCTGATCTACAGATAGGTTACCAAATAGTCTCGGGTTCTTAGTTTCTTGAACAAATTTCGAACGTTCAAATGTATTTTTGAAATAATGCTTCTTAAGAGGTGTCTTGAAAATAGATGTAGCGTCTTTAGAATCCTTATGCTCTGTAAAGAGGTAAGGGGTGAAGGGAACATCAGTATCGATTCTATCTCCATCTTCAGTCCATGTTCGTAAGAAGACAGTTCCTTCTCGAGGGTTATATGATGCGTTCCTATACACTAAGACCTATTGTATTATGATTTAGGGTTAGTCTCAAGCAAATACTTACGATCTGGGGAACCAAACGGGGTAAAATATGCCTCATGGTGTTTCATGAGATTCTTTTCGTCTTCTAACCAGAAGTTATCGGCATATGCTCGAGACTTTTTGCAGTAATCAGCATAAACCGACTGATTCTTTGTAGCAGTTTTAATACAGTCAATGAACTCGTTAGCATTAGAGTATTTTAAGAAGGCATCCTTGTATGTACACATATCTGGGCACACACAAGGAATACCTAGTGCGGCAGCTTCAAGCAACTTAATATTGCTCTTGGCTCTATTAAAATTATTATCCTGGAGAGCTGCAAAAGTTAATTGAGTACCAGATTCAGCCATAGTGCCTGGAAACTCGGGTAATGGAGCCCATTGATGAAACTCCATCTCTCCTCGATCAATAAAGGGTTTTAAAGGCAGTGGGTAACTTCCGTAGAACTTCCACCTAAAGTCTTTTCTTGTCTTAATAATAGCAGGTACCACCATTTCAAAGTCATCCTTCTGTCCAGTTCTGTTTGTGACATCAACGTGAGTACCTGAAGCAAAAATAGATACAACAGGTTTCTTTTTATTCTTTTCGAAATTTTTAACCAATTCTCCGAGATTATAATACCGATCAAACCACCATTTAAGTAGGTAATTGGGTATTACAGTGGATTTTTTGACACCCATCTTTTCGTCAAAATAATCTTTCATAAAATCACAAGTAACTGTAACCTCATCACACATATCGAGAATTTCTAAAATAGAATTACGAATCTCATCTGCAACAAAAGCATCTTTATTTCTATTAAAGTCAGGAATATCTTCTCTAAAAACAATATCGTCAATTTCATAGATAATTTTAAACCCGCCGTCTGGCATTTGACGAGATATCTCTTTAAGCATCTTAACAAAGTCTCTTTGTATAGGTGTAGCCTGACGCTGAATTTTAACTGCTTTTACTCCAGCATAAAATCTCGGATCGAGCACCATTGTAGTTAGTTCTAAAAGAACTGCCTTCTGATAAAGATTCAGCATTAGATTAGGAGCCATACAGCGATACCAAGAACATCCGCCGTAATCTGCAAGATAGTTAATAGCTCTTGATAACCCTTGTCCTGGTATTTCAGGTGGTGGTAAATCTCCATTAGGTCTAGCATGAAGCACTTGAGTAGTAGAGGGTATAAAAGGTGGTAAACCGATAGGTGCACCCATATTATTAGAAATACCAGATTGCTGGATAATGAATTGAGACATAAAGCTATGATAATAAATAGGTAAAGTTATTACGTTTTTCCAGAAATATTGTGTTATCAATTTTCTCTGTAATAGCTGTACCTCGATGAGTGATAATGTAGCAATTTTCGTTATGCTTTAAAGCTCTTTCTCGAAGAACGTCTAAAACTAATTCTACCCCTTTATCATCTAAAGAAGAATCTAAAAGTTCGTCATAAAAAATAGTCGAGAAGTGTACATCCCCTTGCATTCTACGAATATCTAAGAATGAGAACAAACAAGCTAAATCAATTCTCTTACGCTCCCCACCAGAGAAGTTAAAGTAGGATTTATGTTCTCCTTTTTCATCAGTAATTTGCTCATCAAAAAACTCATCGAATTGACACAAACAGTTAGCATGAAGTTTCTCGAGATAGTATGCCATTCTTCCATTAAGAACGGCTAAGATCTTTTTAACAATGTATGACTTAACGCCCTCTTCAGATACTACAAACTTAACACACTCGAGAACATTACATTCATGATCTAATTTTTCTAGATCAGCCTTTCCAGTTTTAAGCTTTTGTTCGAGCTCTTTTACAACATTTTCTAAAGCTTCATTTGTTTGTCCTTTAACCTCTTCAATTTCTTTTAATATTTCTTGAATATTTTCGTTGATAAGACTGATCTTAGTTTCAGTATTTTTATTATTGTTTAAGATATCTTTTACAATATTTTTATTATTTTGGATATCATTTATCTCTTTTTCTTTTTTAGCCTGAAAGGTGTTTACTTCATCAAGGGACTTTTGAGCAATACTAAGCTCTTTTGTTAGAACTTTTAATTTATTATTAAGCTCTTTTTTATTAGATTCTTTATGTTTAAGATCATCGTCAGAGTACGCTCTCTTACAGGTTGTACAAATAGCTCCAATCTTTTCAATTTCATTTAGCTGATCTTTAATATGACTAATTTTACTTTTAACATCAGCTAAAACTTGATAAGCGGTTTTATAAAGTTTTTGCGACTCTTGTAGTTCTTCATTGCATTGCTCAAGTTTGATATCAAGCTTTTCTATGACGTCATCAGGAAGAACTTTAATACTCTTTTTTAATTCATCAATTTTAACTTTACTCTCTTCAATACGTTTTGTTAAAGTTTCAATCTTTAATTTTTTTGTTTCTTCAAAAGCATCAAGCTGTTCTTTATTAAATTTGTATCCCTTTTCAATGCCCTCTACTTTAGTAAATAGCACTTCATAATCTTTTTTAAGTATGTTATGCTCTTCTCTAGCTTTCGAAAGCATATCTGAAAAGACTTCAAGACTAAGAATACTCTCGATAAACTTTCTCTTATCAATTTTAGACTGTGCCATAAAAGGTACAGTAGTATTGATAGTCATTATGACTGAGTTTTGAAATATTTTACCATTGGACATAACGAGTCTTTGAATATACTCGTTTGTCTTAGCCATAGTGGAACGGGTTATATCTTCCCCGTTTTTTGTCATATGACATTTAGTGGGACCAATAGTACGAATAATACAATATTGAGATAAACCGTTACCGTTTTCAATGTCAAAGTCTAAGATTACTTCACATTTTTTCTTAGTAAAAGAGTTTACAATAAGGTCTTTTGGGAGTTCCCGAATTGTAGTACCAAACAATGCAAAGTACAGTGCATCAGCAATAGTTGATTTGCCAACACCATTCTTAGAGTCCTCTTTGTCATAGTTAATACCTGTTATAACATTAACCCCAGTTTGAAAATTAATAGTTACTGGTGATTCTCCGACAGAGAGAAAGTTCTTAATAGTAAGAGATTTAAAATTTACTAAACGCACTCCTTATAGTATAGATACAATTTAAATATTTTAAACTACTTTATTTAGTAGCAACAATATCCCATCCAATAGTTTGGACTTGATAGCCTAGATCAGTTAATTTATTAATACAGTTTTGAAGCTTTGTTCCATGCCCGGTAAATCGAGTTCCTTCAGCATGTAAATGTTCAAAGTATAAATACTGTATTTGAACTTTATTAAAGTCAATACTATTAACAATATCAACATCCATACCTTCAGCGTCAATGTAAAGCCGATCAATATGTATGAGTTCGTGTTGTTTAAAGAGTGCGGTTAAATTAATTGCAGGGGTTTCAATAGCGGTATATGTGCTTTTAAAACATGAACTGTTGATAAAATCAATAGATGTAGTGCACTCTTCAGGAGTTGTTTCAGATACATAAAAGGTAACAGTAGCTCTATCATCAGTTACAATGGCATAATGAAGTACTTTTACTTTAGGTAAGTCATTATATGCTTCTCTACACAGTTCGACGTATTTTTTATTCCCATCGATAAGTATTGCTTTTTGAAT